GCGCTGCACTCGACACACTTAAGGAACTTGCAGACGCTCTCGGCAACGATCCACAGTTTGCAACAACTGTCAGCAATGCACTTGCGCTTAGCATCAGGGTCGACGCTGCGCAGTCGTTCAATCTCGCACAAAAAGCGCAGGGACGTTCGAACCTTGACGCTCTCGGCACTGTCGACAAAGGTAAGGCCGATGGCATTGCGAGCCTCGACGGAAACGGCAAGGTCCCGACTGCACAACTGCCGGCGCTTACGACGAAAGAGACTGTATATGCGGCCCTTACGAGTGCGCCGTACGACGATGCGGTTGACAATGTTGACAGTCGATTTCCTTGGATGGATCTTGCAACGGGCGTATTTAAACGCGCTTCGTGGACGGGCTTGGTCAATAAAATAACGACCGCAATTCAGGTTACGTTCTTTACCAAGACCGAAGTCAACAATATCGTTGCTGGCAATATGGGAGGCCGCGCATTTCCACGGCTTGCTAATGGAAACATTATCAACCTGAATTGGTCTGGACAGGGTGGGCAACCGACATGGCTTTTCGGTGGCGCTGATCCGTCTGCCATCAATGTCTACAATCCGGCGAACTTTAGTGTCAATTACGCCAACAGCGCGGGCACTGCGTCTAATTCCAACGGTTTGGGCGGGCAAACACTGGCGCAGGTGAACGCGTATGCGAACGACCGCGCATACTGGCGAACTCAAGAATACCTCACAGCTGAGATGGCCCCGGTTGGAACGGTCATGTTTTGTAAGGTTCGAAACAGCACCGTGTTTAGCTTTGACCAAAATGTCGGCGGAGGCGACTTGTGGGTTTCGAATGCAACCAACGGGAACCTAAACCCGGCGTCGGGCCTAAACTATGGAACTTGGAAAGTATTATCTTCGTTAATTTCCGGCTCCTCTGCCGGACTAGTAAAGAGGATCGGTTAAAATGAACGTTATCGACGTGCTGGCCCTCAAATGGTTGGACCCGGTTCACACTATACTCGGCGGAACGGTCAAAACATCTGACCTCGGCGTGATCCCGATTTGCATCCATGCAAACTACGATACGGAAGTCGGTCGACAGATATGGGCCGATGCCCATCTCGGCAAATATGGTCCAATCTTCGACTATCAGGAGCCAGAACCGGGGCCAGAGCCGGTTCCCGACGACATCAGCCGACGCCAGTTCTTCCAATATCTCGCAGTGCTTGAAATCATCACGCGGCAGGAAGCACTTGCGGCCCTCCAAAGCGGGGCAATCCCCGGACCATTGCAAGCGATCATTGATCAGCTTCCGACCGAAGATGATCGGTTTGAAGCGCAAATGTTCATTATCGGTGCGCAGAACTTCAATCGCTTGCACCCATTAAGCGAGACGGTTCGCCTCTCGTTAGGCTGGTCTGCCGAACAAAAAGACGACTTCTGGCGAGAAGCCTACAAACTCTAAGCAATAACCGCCTGTTGGCGGTTTTTTGTCTCCAAGCCCGGCCATCGCGCCGGGCTTTTTCTTGCCGAAAACAGCCTGTGGCGAGGCATATCCTAAAATTTAAAGGAGCTAACCCGATGTCGACACCGACTTTCGGCATGACTTTCACCCGCCCAAATGATGAGCCATTGCCAGTACTCGGCGCGGATTTTTCAAAAATTCTGCTCATTGAAACGTCAGACGATGCATCGGCTTCTGAATACCCAGTCGATACGCCAATTCGCATTTCAACAAGCAACGGCGATGCCGTTGAGGCGCTAGGTACTGGATATCTTGCGGACGCGGCGAAGGGGATTAATGCACAGCTTACCGGGCTAAATGCTGGCGCAGACGTAACGATCTTTCGTGTCAAGGAAGGGGCTGACGTGGCAGCAACCTCGGCTGCAATTGCGGAATGTCTGGCCAGCGTGTCCGAAATTCCTTCTGCAGTAAACTCAACTCCTCGCATTATTTGGGCGGGTCGAACGGCATGGCGTCCAGACGCCGACGCCGTAAATCCTGTTGTTGCCGCCCTACCCGCCGCCTGTGAGCGGCTTCTCGCCATCGCTCCCGTCGACGTTGATGACACATCAGCAGCGCTCGCCGTATCGGCCCGCGAGACGATGAACTCCCAGCGCCTTATGCCAATTGGTGTTGCAGCACGGGTTTATGAGGGAGCCAACATCGTCACTCGGCCAATGGGTCCGCGCGTTGCAGGTCTGTTTGCATCAGTTGACAACCAACATGGCGGAAAGCCGTTTGACCCTATAGCTAACCGGCCAATTCAAGGGCTGGCGGGTCTTTCTCGCAACATCAACTTCTCGCTCTTTGATGGCTCGACCGAAGGCCAACAGATGCTTGAGGGCAATGTTTCGATTGTGGCGCGAGGGGAAACCGGCGTTGACGGTGCAATTGCTGATGGCGGTTTCGTTTTCATCGGTACTGACAACACCGACACTGGTGAACTTTGGAAGCAAATCCACCAGGTGCGCGGTGCAGATTATCTGACGGTGAAACTAGCTCAAATTACTCGCCAATTCCTTGGCCCGAAAATCACAGCCGACACCGCGGAAGCATGGCTGAATTCGCAGAAGTTCATGTTGCGAGACCATAAGGTTGATGACGACATTCTAGGCTTCGAGGTGAAATTTATCGCCGATAGAAACAGTCCGGAGCAAATTCGCCTCGGACACCTCACCGTGAATATTGGCATTGAACCTGCCCCAGCCTTCAAGGTCGCCAACCATGAAGTGCGCCGCTACCGACCTGCGGTTGAAGGCCTCGTCGCTGAAATCATCGCGCGTCTGAACGCAACCGCCTGACACCCAATCATTCCCTTCCTGAAAGGAACTCTCATGCAGACGCTGTATATGATGGTGGCTGTCGATGCACGCCGTGCCGAAGAAGCCGGCACATCCCGTGCGAACACCATTTCCAAACTAACAATCCCTCCACTCAAATTTTTTACCGCCAATCACAATCCAGGCGGCGGTATCATGAGTGCTGATTTCGCCATGCCCCGTATCGAGGCACCGGAACCGGCAATGGAAATCAAAGGCTTCGACACTGATGTATTCCGTGACCTTGGCGAGGTGAGCCGGTGGGTTTTCGCTGGAGCCGTCAAAGATAAGAAGACGGGCAAGACGGTGCCATCGCGCGCCATCATCGAAGGGGCCATCGTTGAATGGACGCCTGATGAGGGAAGCCCGGAAGATTTCGTGGGCTGCAATCATGCCTTCAAAGAAGTCACGCACTACGAATTTCACCTCAATGGTGAAGAGCTTTTCTACGTCGATTTTTGGGAACGAGTTCTGCGCACTGGCGGCAAGGACATCTTCTCTGACGTTCGTCGCGCACTCGGCGCGTAAACAATCCCTCTCTTTAGATAGGAATAATCATGGCCAAGGTCACGACCGTAACCGTTCCCCTGGAATATCCCATTTCACACAATGGCCAGGAAACTACAGAACTGACTTTCCGCCGCATGAAGGCAAAAGACACGCTTGTGGCAGAGGGTGAAGAAAATAAGGCCAAAGCTGGTTTTCTTCTCTTTGCGGCCCTTGCCGAGGTCGATGTCGAACTGATTGAGGAACTCGATATCGAGGATCTCGAAAAGATTGGCGAGAAGGTTACCCCCCTTATGGGAAAGTCAGCGAACGCCAAGATGGATACGGAGAAAAAACCGTCGCTTGGCGAGACATCCTGACGGCTGTAGCCCGCCACCTGCATACGCCGATTGATCAGATCGAAGAGTGGGAAGTTGACAAGCTGCTGGATTATTCCGGCAGTCTTGCCCGCGTAGTCCGATCTGAAAATCCCAAAAAATAAGAAGATGGTGCCGCAATGGGTGTAGTCACATCGTCACTTGTGATCGAGCTGCTCGACCGTTTCTCGCGCCCTTCGCGGGCTATCGAAGGCGCTATGACGCGCCTTCAGAACCTGCAGGCAAACAACGCGCGGCGTTTGGATGAGATGCGCGGTAGAATGGCCGAAGCTGTTGCCGTCGGATATGGACTCTACCGCGCCCTTAAAGCACCCACGGAAGCTGCAGCAGAATTTGAAACAAAGCTGGAAGACATAGCCCAGAAAATTGAAGCTCCGATCTCTGCGCTGCCGCAACTTGGTAAGGAAGTGCGAAAGGTCGCCAGAGACACTCAGCAGTCGGCTGCGGCGATGGCCGATGGCATGGATATTCTGGCAGGTATGGGCGCGAGCCGAGACGATGCTCTCGGGTTGCTCCCTGATATCGGACGAGCAGCAACCGCTTACAATGCGGAAATTGCTGATTTGTCACAAGCTGGTTATGCGGCGCTGGATAATCTCAAGGTGCCAGCCAACCAGTTTGGCAGCGCACTTGATGCCATGGCTCAGGCTGGCAAAGCTGGCGCTTTCGAATTGAAGGATATGGCCAAGTATTTTCCTTCACTTGGCGCGGGTTATCAGGCACTTGGTCAGAAGGGTGTAC